GTGACTTCTGACACATTTTCTGAGATCACCTGGCGGGCTTTCACAGACTTGCCTTCAGCTAATACTGCTGGTAGATACTTTTCGAAGGCGTTCTTCAGACGAGGTGTCTGCACGCTTTCGAGTAAATTACGCATGATCTCACGCTTTTCCTCATTGAGAGGATTCAGCAATTCGTCTAATGTGTTTTGACGCACATTGGATTCACGGATCACACGTATTTCACGTTCCTTGGACTCAACAAGAACTTTTGCTTTCCTGCTGAGTTTGATGGCTTCTGACAGTTGGTTTTCTCTGGCAGCGATGATGTTTTGCAACTTGCGAACTTCGGCTTTCTCATTGAGATGAGTAGCACCAAATTCAGCAGCATACGCTTCAAAGATACGACGTCCAAAATTGTTCTCACGAGCAACTTTGATGTCTTCATGCAACTGGCTGAGTTCAGCCTTTAGGTGATAACTAACAGATTGACTCATTTTTTCAGCACTTTCTTTGATGAAACGTGCTTTGAGACCTTCTAACTTACTACGTGCTTCGCGCACTAAACGTACTTTGGTTTCCACCACGTCACGCTTGTCTGTAGCAAATTCTTGGATCTCACGAGCCAATGCATGCACCATGAATTTTTCTAGTTTTTCTAGTCCTTCATTGTGCTGCTTGCGATCTTTACGCAGTTCGCTGATTTCTTCGGCCAATTTGGTCACCATAAAGTTGTTGAACTTTCCGGCGCTTTCTTTCATCTTGGTTTGAAACTTCACGCGATCTTCACGTAACGACGCTTTCTCTTGGGCAAACTCTGCGAGTTCACCAGCAAGACCGTCTGTTACCATTTTGTCTAAGGCTTCAACCATCACTGTCTTGTCGTGCTCATAGCGTTGTGCGAACTCTTCACGTAGTTCGGCTCGAACCTGTTCACGTGCTTCTGTCAGTTTTGATTCCCAAGCTTCATTGAGTTCTTGGCTGACGTCTTCATTGATCAGGCCGCTATCTAGCAATGGTTTGATTGCATCTAGCATGCTTTACTCCTTAATTTTGAGATCTTTGATCAGGCGTTTTACTTCCTCATGCAAATATCTCTGTACCTTGTTGTTTTGCCCTGCTTCTCTAGCGATCTCCAACACTTTATGACCATACTTCATATTACGAAGTCCTTCATAAATTGCACGGGGATACGCATGCGGAGCACTAGGCTGAGCAACAATATCTACAGTGACTATTTCAAAGTCACTGACATGTCCGTTGCCATCGTTCACGTTACCGGAACCACGGCTCGAAACTCCGAGTTTTACACCTGAATCCAACAAGGTCTTTACCAGCTGGCCCATAGGTGTGGGTAATATTCTCAACTTGCCATAACCTGCAGGTCCATCCATCCACATCTTGTCAATGCAGTGGCTGACTCTGTCCAAGTTGATTTTTAAATCTTCAGGGTGATCTACTTCACCCATCACTGAATAACCTTCACGCAATTGCTCATTGATACTGTGAACAGCTTTGGAAATTTCATGTACAGGATACACACGTTCGTTGGCGTTCTTTACTCCGCCTTCGATACATACACCTTCCATGTACAGTGTCTTTCCAGCACCGTCAGGACCATCTTCAACCAAGACTTTGATCTTGGCTTGATTGAAGTTTAAATGTTCCTGTAAGTATTTCATTGCTGATTACTTGCCTTTAGGAAAAGGTGTGCGTGTGTTAACACCGCTGGCTTGTCCCAAGTGTGGCTTGGTAGCTGGCTTGAGATCTTGCTTGGCTTGTGCTGGTGTGTTACCAACTTTACCAATCAAATCTTTGGTGCTGTTTTTGTAAGCAGCAGAGTCATGATGCCCACCGCCGTCACCGCCTTGTCCTGTTTTCACTGGACGACCTGCCATACCAGCTTGCCCAGCATTAAATGCTACAGGACCTGCTTTGCCATCACCTTGTTCATGTGTTGTGACTTTAGGATGAACTTGTTTCAGGGTAATGTTTTCCATCATGCCTTCAGTTTCAAATTCGTCGTCATCAACTTCCATGTCACTCATGCCGTCGTCCATTCCGCCCATGTCATCGCCGCCGCCCATCATTTGCTCGAATTCAGCCATGAGATCATCTAACTTGTCAGCTAGATCCATTACATCGCCTTTGCTGGCTGGCTCATCACCGCCCATTTCGTCATGGTCGGTTTCCATGTCATGAGTTAAATCTTCACCATCTTCTTCAGCTTCGTCGTCAAACTCAGCATCAGCATCATCATCTTCGTGCATGCCTGCTTCGTCGGTTTGTACGTCATCAATCATGTCACCAGATTGGCTGCCGCCCATTTCGTCATTTTCTTCCATGGGTGGGTTACCATCACTGCCGGGTGGCTCTTCGCCCATGGCGTTGTCTTCTTGCATGAGATTTTCATAAATTTCGCGGCTTTTTGATACCACGATTTGATGGAAAAGCTCTTTGGCTTTAGCGTCTTCGTCGTTGATCACGTATTCAATCAACTGTTCGAAATGGTTTTTGCTCATTTAATAGGCTCCTGTAGGTATTTGTTAATCTTGCCACCTGGCAAAATGTATACCTATATTTACAATATAGGCAAAAAATACACGGTTTATGGGTGGTTTTCTGTCAATCCGTGACAGAAATATTACACTGGAGGAGCAGCTGGTGGGGCGTATTGAGCACGTATATCTTTGAGTTTTTCATTGTACTCAAAGGTTCTAGTGTCATTCATTTTTCGCAGTTTGTTCAACTGCATCAAAGTGAGCTTGGTCTTGCGTAATTGCCCAAGGTGAGGCTGTGTGTTATCAGCAGCAACATCCTGATATGAACTGGGGCTACGGTCGTAAAGCTCATTGAGTATCATGAGATATTTATGCCCCAGGTGCCGCAGCAGCGGCCGGGGATTGTGCTGCTGGAGTTGTACCTATAGTACCACCTGGGACTGCTGGAGCACCTTCTTGCCCGGGTGCCGCAAGATTATTCATTTCTTGACCCATACTGACATCACTTTCCAACCCTGCTGGAGTAATGCCCACTGAACGTAGATCTTGACCTTGAGTAGTTTCCAACTCCGGTTTATCACGTTCTTCTTTCCACATCCTGGAGTTCTTGGTGATTTCGTCTTCACTAAGTCCGAGAAAACGCTCTAACAAGAATCTCTTGCTCATGTAAGGCAGTTGTTCTAACGATGTAAATGCAGTGATACGGGTGGTATCTAACTCAGCTTGACGATAACTTGCAAAGTTTTGTGGCGGATTAAACTTGATTTGGAACAGTCCTGAATCAATATTAAACCCTCTCCAACGCAAAAACATCTTGAATTCATCATCTAATTTTTGTATAACCAGTGCCTGTAATCGCTCGCAATACTGGTTAAATCTGTACTCTTGTATCAGTGCTGTTCCTACTTTTCCGTCGGTCATTGCACGATCTGAATCATCTGGCCCTGTGGGCAAATAGCTTGAAGGCACACGTAGACCACGAGCCATTTTGTTGTTAAAATACTTTAAATCGTCAATTTCACCAAGATTTTGACCACCTTGCAACATCTCTACTGAGCTGCCACGTCCATCTGCACCCACTGGAAAGAAGAAATCTTCGTTGATACTCAACGGGTTATAACTGCTATCCATGATGTTTTGCCCGCCGCCGCCGTATGTGGGAATACGACGTTGATGCATTTCATTCTTCACACGTTCCACAAAGGCCATGGCCATGTGGCTGGGCATGTTGCCCACGTCAATCTTGAACAATCTGCGTTCAGGAGCACGTTGCACACGATAAATCAGCATGGCATCTTCTAGCAATTCTTTCTGTTTGAATACTTTGAAGATGTTTTCCAAGATTGATTTACCAAATGGCCAGAATGTATCTAATCCTTCATTCAAGCTGATATGCACCACATGTTTAGCATCAATACAAGTTTCATTCATAGCCCGGTTGAATCTGCTGGTGCCACTCATAGCCGAACTAGGTGCAGTGTAACCACCACCCTGCATGCTGCCGCCAATGCCACCGGCTCCGCCCGTGGCTGGGTTGACCATGAAGTCTGTTGTGGTTTTTGCTGCCACGGTCAAGTTTTGAAAGTTAGGGTTGATGTCGCGAATCACGTATTGTTCAGGACGCTTGCCTTCATTTTCGTTCACAATCACACGTACCAATTTACTCATATCCACCCAGAACATTTCAAAGGTTTCTGGATCACGCACAAATACTTGATCACCATACTTGATAGTGTTGCGGAACAATTTGAAGATGCGTTGGTCTAACTTATTCAACTTGACCCATTGTTGCATCTGTTTCTTGATGATATCTACTTCGTGATCAGTAGGATCGTCACTGTAGGTCACATCAAATGGCGTGTCGTTTTGTTCGTTCAACTGTGTAGAGAATTCAGAAATAATATCCAAACATGCATTGACTTCTGAATCAGCATCCATGTTTTCGTATTGATTATAACGTTCAATTCGATTGGGATGCCCGGAATACACTTCGGGCAGTCTACTGGCGTAGTTTCTGAAACTGAAATCTGACTCAGCTTGATTGGTACGTCTACCGTCGTTTTTGGGATAGCCAGGAAGACCTTGATCTCTTCCTCCTGCAATTGGGCTCATCTGTCCAGATAAATCTGCGACCTTGAAGTATTTTTTCCAGCCTTGTTTGGGTTCTGCCATAGTGTATTATTTATTGTTATGTTCTAGCTTGCTGTAGTATCCTGCCTTGAACTCCGACACTTTTACGCATGAGCTCAACAAGATCATCCATACTACGTGTTTGTTGTGATATGCTGGAGGCCAATTCAATAAATCCTTGATTTAGGCTGCTGGCCAATACATTGGTGTTTTGAGGAGCTGCACGTTCCTCACGAACATCATTTTCTGGGCGATTTTCTTCCAATCTAGTGGGTGATCGGTCACGTGGCCCTGTTGGTGTAGGCTGTCTGTTTTGCTCAACCGGCGCTTTCATTTGAGCCAGTATGGCTTCACTTTGATCTTTTAATATACTGCCTGTTCGAGCGGCTATTTGTTCTGCACTAGGAGTTGGAGTAGTTGATTTTGGAACATCATTTTTCTGAGATGTCAATTCAACTATTTGTTTTGTGTTGAGAGAGGAAATGTTTGATTTTAAATCATCATTTCCTCTCGCTATCAGCCCAGCCACTTGTTCTGCACTTAGCGTCGAAGTGTTTGATTTTAAATCATCATTTCCTCTTGCTATCAACCCAGCCACTTGTTCTGCACTTAGCGTTGACGTGTTTGACTTTAAGTCATCATTTCCTCTTGCTATCAACCCAGCCACTTGTTCTGCACTCAAAGTTGGCTTGTTTGATGTCGGCGCTGTATTTTTTTGAGCTGTTAGATCACT